TCGCCTCACTGATTCCTCTACGTTGCAGCCGTACGGCAGATCCTTTGAGTTGTACATTGGTAGACATTTCGTGATTGTGAAGTTTTTCCCCAGTCCCTGGGGTACGGGCGTGACATACAAAGCAGTAAGTGTGGCCATCTGTGTACTCGCTTTTAGCGTCAGATGAACCACAATTCTCACATGCTGTATGCCTAACAAATTCGCTCTCTATATGAGCCATTCCATTGGTATGTTATGCCAAGATGTCCACGGAATTTCTAATTTCTCGCACCACTTGGCGTAAGTAGTTTTAGATTTCTTAGAGATAGTATTGAATGGTGCTTGAAACACCATACGAATATCTAAGTCTGGGTTCTGAAGCTTAACAGCTTTCATCTTCCTTCTATCCGCTGAATCGAAATACCCTTTGGTTTCTAGGTAGACACCATTGGGTAATAAGAAGTCAGGCGAATAGTTGTGTTGTATTTGATATGGAACCTTAGTAGGTTCATATTCATAATCAATTCCTAACTCACATAGAAGATCAGATACCTTCTCTTCAAGTTGTGACTTGAACATTAGAAGTCATCTTCTACTGATGCTGGTGTACCAGCTGCCTCTACGTTAGGTTCATTAGCCTTGTAGCCGTTTGTTTTACCAAATAGCTCAGCTACACCTGATTCATCTAAGTCTCCTGTATCGACCCCTGCACCGCCTTGTACGGTGATGATCTGTACACCTGATAACTTCAGAGACGTACCATAAGAGATACCATCTCGTAGTAGGTAAGGCTTCTGTATAAATCCTAGCTTGACAGTAGACCCTGCATAGACAGGAGTATTAGCGTCGTTAATTGGAGTACCTTCAGTATCGACCACTGGTGGTCTTTTGTCCTCACTCCATGAGAACTTAATGATGTATTTTCCATCGGATACTTCCTCCCAAGGTTCTGGTTTTAGAGAGCTGCGCTTAGGGTTCTTGAGCTTAGACTCAGCCCACTTAAGACACTCAACTCTCTCTTCTTCTAACTGATCTATCAAGTCCTTACCTACTACAGCTCTTAAGCTATAGCCGTACTGACTTGGCTTCATTACTGCTTGATAACCCTCTAGTGTTACAGGGTTTGCAGTGACGTGGATGTTTCTCATTAACAAAAAAAGTAAGTGGATTCAATTACTGACTCAGGTTTAAGGTCGCCAATAATCGGTGGTTCAGATTCAGCACCTATCTGGTGAGCAAAATCTGTTAGGTAATCATGCTCTGCGAACAGGTGCATGTATGTTTCTCTGACAATCCTAGATAGTTCTGTCATATCTGTAGCTCTACACAGAACTGAATCATGTATTAGAGCTATAGGATTATTAAACTTAAGAGTAGCTAGACACAATAAGCTTGCATCTAACGAGTGTATTAGGTTAGGAGCTGTAGCAGCTTTATGCCTAGCCTTATCAACCTTATCACTATCTCCAGTAGATACTCTCATATTACATTGACCTAAGACTTGTAAGGTTATGCGTTCATATTCTTTCTTATAGATTTGCTGAGAGACAACAAAACCTGATGGAGTTACCCATTCAAGATGAGTAGATCCACGTTTAATAGCTTTACTGACCTCAGTCTCTATCCATTTCATAACAGACATAGGTCCAGGGAATTTATTAGACAGTGCATCTCTTACAGCTGTAACTGTCTTACCTAATTCATCAGACTCAGGCATATATCCCTTCTCCCTTAAAGCTTCCTTGATGTATGAACGATTGCTGAAAGGCTTTGCGTTGTAAGGGATTGTCATAACTGTTCTCTTAACAGTTTTCCTATCCATATAAGGTTGTATATGTTCAGGACAATTAGGTTTAGCTAACTCAGCTACAACTTTATAAGCATCTTGTGGTTTATCTGAGTTAACTACATTAACTAACTCAGCTGTTGATTTATCTTTAGCAAGACCAGCTAATATCTGTAGACCACTACATGTAGCGTCTATAGCTATAGGTAGTCCAGTACTAATTCTATCTCTCTTTATAACACAATGATACATTTCGTCACATGCTGCCAGGAATTGCCATGGCTCCTCAACCTCTTCCCAATTAGGTAGAGAATCTATTGGTTCACATGCTATCCTCTCTATTAACCATTCATTCTCATATGTCCAAGCAAGTCTATCGTTAAGAGTCTCCTTATCTAACCCATAACAGGTAGCAACTTGAAACCTTAACCATCTCTCTGCCTCATCATCCATAAAGGATTCATCAGCAAACCTTATCAAACTCTTTCCAAAGTCTGTATCTTGTGGTGTTAAGAATGCAGGTATAGGATAAACTCTACCTCGGTAATCAAAAGACCATGGAATATAGAACTTTTCTTTATTCTTAAAGCGTTCTACTGTATCCATCGTCATCCTTGTACGACAAGACTTCTTAAACTCTTGAGCTTGAATGTTCATCACTCTAGCTGTATCTCTACAATACTGCTTCCTAGCAATTTCATTCTCAGCTATGTCAACAGGTTTATTAGGTAGCTCATGATGACATATTGGTTGGAATTTACCAACACTTAAACCCTTTCCCTGAAGTATTTCAGCTACCTTCACAGTGAAAGGGTTTAGGGTATAAGCAACCTTTTGTATTTTGTTAAGGAACTCAAAAGGCTTTTCTCCCTGTATACGTGACGACTCGCTCCTACGAACCATATCATGACCACGCATTATCTCGTTAAGCAAGTAACCGCCTGGCTTTTCAGCTGTCCAGTCATTTGGTTCGATAAGCATTGGCCAAGCAAGAGGACTGAATAGCTCTGCATTGTGCATAACCTCATCCTTGATAGCCATAAACTCTGCAGTAGGTACAACATAACTATTTGTCTTACGTCCTACTCTTCTTATCTCTTTCTCAAACCATTTACTTGTTTCAATTACACAGCTAAGTAACCAACCTCCTAGCTTAACTCTATTTCCCCTGCCCCATGTCTTCCATTGTTGTACCTCATACCTATTCATTAAAGTTTGTATTACTACAATCTTCTGATCTGTACCAATAGCTTTATGCCAATAATTCTTTTTAAGAGTATTCAATAAACCTGGAGCATGTCGTTCATAGTGCCTCATTTGACACTCATTCTCTACTCCTTTACCAATAGCATCACAGACATTTACTATCTGATTACTTTCTTCTTTATGACTGAATACTTTATCAATAGTTATCTTACAAGATATTGCTGCAGCTGCTAATGGCTCAATATCAGATAGGTATTTTTTAATTTCTCTAAAAGATACTCCTGTATGTCCTTCATGTATCCTAGTATTAGTTTCCTTAATCCTATTAACAACTAAGGGTAGTAAAGCATCAATGGTTGTTATACCGTAGA